GTAAGTGGTGTTTCAGGAAGTATTAATTATAATAATAGTACAATTAGTGTTGTTTTACCTTTCGCATCTTATTCAGGTACAAATTTATCAACCGTAATCCCAACGTTTAGTGCTTGTTGTACAACTGTAAAGGTAGGTGGTACACAACAAATTAGTAGTGTAACTCCGGTTAATTTTTCATCAGGTGCGGTTAAATACGTATTAATTCCAAATGATGGTAGTTCTACAGGAACATCTTTCTCAGTAACTGTTGAAATACAAAACCCTTGTAACCCAATGACATCCGGTAATACTGGAAACCGTACTTCAGGTTCAATTAAAACTTGTTATACAGGTAGTGTTAGAGGTTCTGTTTATGTTTACACAGGAACGTCTTACACGGACTTTGATGATTTAGTTGTCGCAACTCTTCGTTCAAGAGGTATTGCAACTTATGGTACGAATAGTGATGGACCAACTTATCAAGTTAATGATGTAACCGACGTAACTATGAATTGTACAGGTGGATACTCAACCATCGGTAAAAACCCTTACACTGAATTTGGTTTAAATATAACAGATAAAGATGGTAATACATTCTTCTTTGAAACATCGTTTAGTGAATCAGATTCAAAATATATTTCAAAGGTATTTGGTTCTTCAAATTTTGCAAAACCAAGAACCACTGTTCCATTATTTGTTGAGGAGAGATTTCAAACATTATTAAACTACGGTTATAATAAAGGTTATATTAGAGGTATAAATTGTGATTTATTAGCTTTACCAAGAGCAAAAGGAAATGACTTATCCTCAATTGCGTTTTATTTAGAAAGATATCAAACACCGTCTTCCCCTTGGGTTGTATCTGAATTAAGAGGTAGTAAAGTATATAATCTATTCAGATTTACAACAGTTTCTGATGGTGACGACGCTAACACTGAAGTTAAAATTTCGATAGCAAATATGTCATTTGGTAATTTAACTTTTGACATTTTAGTTAGAGATTTTTACGACACAGATAATAATCCGGTTGTTATTGAAAAATTCACAAATTGTTCGATGAATCCTCAGGATAATGCGTTTGTTGCACAAAAAATTGGTACCGCTGACGGAGAATACGCTTTGAATTCAAAATACATTATGGTTGAGATGAATGAGGACGCACCAATTGACTCATTACCTTGTGGTTTTCAAGGATTTAGATTTAGAAATTATGCAACATCTAGACCACCGTTCCCAATTTATAAAACTAAATATGATTTCCCTGGAGAAGTTGTGTTTGACCCACCGTTTGGATTAAGTTCAGGTTCTAACTTGGCAATTCAAAGTCCGGGTGATAATGTTCGTAGAACTTACTTAGGTATTTCTACAGGATATGGGGCGGGATATGACCCTGATTTCTTCCAATATAAAGGGAAACAAAATTCCATAAATCTATGTACGGCAATAGAGGGGGATGATTGGACATATAAAACAAAAGGATTCCATATGGATGTTAACGCATCATCAATTGTTTATCCGGGAACATCCAACCCTGAATTTTATGTTGGTGACGCACCATTTACATCAGACCCTGATAGTGAAGTTAGTCCTTATTATAGAATTTATTCTCGTAAATTCTCATTATTAGTTCAAGGAGGATTTGATGGTTGGGATATCTATAGAGAATCTAGAACAAACACCGACACATTTAAATTAGGTAGAGTTGGTTACTTAAATGGAGCTTGTACGAGTATACAATATCCAACGGCAACAGGGTTTGGAGCATTCAAGAAAATTACTGTCGGAAACAATTCGGTTGATTTTGCTAACACTGATTATTACGCTTACTTATTAGGTCAACAAACATTCTCTAATCCTGAGGCGGTGAATATTAACTTATTTGTTACTCCGGGTATTGATTATGTTAATAATTCTGATTTAGTTGAAGACGCAATTGAGATGATTGAATTTAACAGAGCGGATTCATTATATGTTTGTACAACACCGGATATCGATTTGTTTATGTCAAGTGTGAACTTATCAACTGATTTAATTTATCCTCAAGAAGCGATAAATAACTTAGAAACGACAGGTATTGACTCTAACTATACGGCAACTTACTACCCTTGGGTATTAACAAGAGATAGTGTTAACAATACACAAATCTACTTACCACCAACGGCAGAAGTTGTTAGAAACTTAGCGTTAACCGACAACATCGCTTTCCCTTGGTTCGCGGCGGCAGGTTACACAAGAGGTATCGTAAACGCAATTAAAGCGAGAAAGAAACTTACTCAAGAAGATAGAGACACCCTTTACCAAGGACGTATCAATCCAATTGCTACTTTCTCTGATGTTGGAACGGTAATTTGGGGTAATAAAACTCTACAAGTAGCTCAATCGGCACTTGATAGAATCAACGTAAGAAGATTATTACTTCAAGCTCGTAAATTGATTTCTGCAGTATCTGTAAGATTATTGTTCGAACAAAACGACCAAAAAGTAAGACAAGACTTCTTAGATGCTGTTAACCCTATCTTAGACGCTATTAGAAGAGACAGAGGTTTATATGACTTCCGTGTAACAGTTTCGTCAGACGCTGCTGATTTAGACAGAAATCAAATGACTGGTAAGATTTACATCAAACCAACCAAATCGTTAGAATTTATAGACATTACGTTCTATATTACTCCAACCGGAGCTTCTTTCGAGAATATATAATAAAAAAATTATGACCCATTGTAATAGTGGGTCATAATAAGCCTTAATATAAAGATATGTTAAAAAATAAAATAGTTGAAGGAATTGATGAGTTTGGTGCTCCGGATGAAAAGTATTACGCGTTTGATTGGGATGATAACATTGTCTCAATGCCAACAAAGATAATCTTGAAAGATGAAGAAGGTGATGAGGTAGGAATGTCTACTGAAGATTTTGCAACTTACAGAGAAGAGGTTGGGAAAGAACCTTTTGAATTTGATGGTCACACAATCGTAGGGTTTGCCGACAACCCTTTTAGATGGTTTGGTGTTAATGGTGATAAACAATTTATTGTTGATTCTATAACCGCAAAACCGGGTCCGGCTTGGGCAGATTTTGTTGAGGCAATTAATAACGGTTCAATTTTTTCAATTGTTACCGCAAGAGGACACACACCGTCAGTATTAAAAGAGGCTTGTTACAATTATATTGTTTCAAACACAAATGGGATTGATTCAAATGAATTGATTAAAAATTTAGAAAAATATCGTGATTTAGCGGACGAAAAAAATGTGTCCAAAAGAGAAATGATTCGTGAATATTTAGACTTATGTAGGTTTTATCCGGTAAGTTATGGTGAAGGTTCCGCAACAAATCCGGAACAAGGTAAAATTAACGCATTAAAAGAATTTGTTGAGTATGTTAAGGCAATGTCTCAACATATACAAAAGAAAGCTTTCTTAAAAAATAAAATAAACAATTATTTTGTCCCTAAGATAGGTTTTTCAGATGACGACTTAAAAAATGTGGATGTTGTGAAAAAACATTTTGAGCAAGACCCAGAGAATATAATTAAAACATATTCAACAGCAGGAGGAATTAAAAAAGAATATTAAAATATTTATTATAAAATAATTAATAAATAAAAACTATTAATATAAAAACTAGGATTTCTAGAATGATAAATTTTTTAATTCTAAAAGTCAAGAGAAAAAAATTAAATAGGTTATATTTATAATAAACAAGATAAAAAAATAAAAATTAAAAAACAAATAGAAAATGGCTGATTTATTAATGAAAATGCCCATACCGTATGAACCAAAAAGACAAAATAGGTTTATTGTACGATTCCCTTCTACATTAGGGATTAACGAATGGTTTGTAGAGTCGGCTGCTAGACCACATATCACTATTAAAGACGTTGAGATACCCTTTTTAAACACTTCAACTTATGTTGCTGGTAGATTTACTTGGGGAACAATTAATGTCAAATTTAGAGACCCAATTGGACCTTCAGCATCACAAGCACTTATGGAATGGGTACGTTTATGTGCGGAGTCTGTTACAGGACGTATGGGATACGCTGCGGGGTATAAGAAAAACATTGACCTTGAGATGTTAGACCCAACAGGTGTTGTTGTGGAAAAATGGATTTTAGAAGGGACTTTTCTAACTGATGTTAACTTTGACGCTTTACAATATAGTTCGGACGCTTTGGCAACAATTTCGGCAACACTTCGTATGGATAGATGTGTATTAGTTTACTAATCAATTAAAATAAAAAATATTACACCCTACATTTAATTATGTGGGGTTTTTTATTTATATAAAAAAAACATATCCTATTATTTATAATAAAAACAAAATTATATGGAACAAAATTTAATAGACGCTGGAACAGAAAATTTCAGTTTACCACA